TATTCACAAAATGGTAAAATTCAGTATCCGCAAGCAAGAAAAAATGACCGCATTGAGCGGCATTGAGATCGGAATTAGATCGTTACTTGGCGCACATCAGGCGCTCATTACGCAGCAATCCGAGAAGAAAAGAGTAGAGGGTTTTGAGGAACTTTTATTCGACTGCATTGATTACATTGGCGAAAAAAAGAAACCGGAGTTAACTCTCAATAACATCAAAAGATTACTGGAAGGAGACAGGAAACATATCCTGATTCGCATTCGCCAGTTATCCAACAACCATGACCCGCTTTTTATCTTTGATTATGAATTCCCGACAGAGGATGGTAAAAAACTCAAAGAGAGAAAAACGGTTGACTTCAATTACACTAACTTTCCTGTAAAACCTTATTATTGGGTCCGTAACGAAATGGAATCTCAAAGTGGTGCGGTAACCCATCCGGAGGGAGATCGTGCGGGAGAGCTTACTGGATTGAGTGACGGAGGCAATATTCCGGTTATGTTTACCGATTACTCCGAGATACTGGAAAAATACAAAGAACAGAAATTCGTTCTACCGGAATCAGGGGTTACGGTTATTTACAACCTACTCATTGCAGAGGAAACCGCAAAGTTCGCAACCGCACTGGTTAAAGAGAGAATCAATTCACACACTCAAATACAGATGCACGCTCCGGTTTACATTGACGATGATCTCTCCGTTAACAGGGATAAACCGGTAAGGATTCCGGTACCACTTGACCAGCTTACTCACACTGATATTGAGGCATTGAGAAAAGACATGATGGAGAAAGAGGGGTCTGTTGACAGTCAGATCGTGGTCCAGTACAAGGAGGACAGGACAAAGCAATCGGAAATTGATCTCGTTTCGATGCCGGCTTTTTTCTTCCCCAGTTTGGTGCTATAAATCAGAAACCAAAACTCGAGGATATTTGTAACGAATCACTATTTTTGAATATCCTCGATGTTTGGTTTGATCTCTCGTACGGTGGCTTAACAGTGAGTATCGACGATGTGCTAAACTGGGATTATCCAACGATTTATTATTTTATCAAAAGGATGGAAGTACAAAAGAATTTCGAGAACAAACAAGCAGCGCAAATAAAGGCAACCGCTAAAAAGAGTTAATCATGTCAGTATTCGGTGGAGGTTCCGGAGGTATAGGTACCGGTATTGTTTATAGTCTTGTAGATCAGTTTTCAGGACCCGCAGATAAAATCACTGCGAAGTTTCAGAAGATGGAGGGGGTCACTGAAAAGTCTATGGATAGTATCAATAAAAGCATGGGTAAGATTAAAACCGGAGTAGCTGCCCTGGCACTTGCGGGAGCGGTATTTCTTCCGTTGGGAAAAGCGATCGATGAAGCTGCTGAATACGAAAAGCACTTTCAGGGAATTAAGCATACAGTGAAATTAACCGGTCAGGGATACGATGAACTCAGTAACAAATTGAGAGCGGTATCAAAGACGGGAACGTCCGCACTGGATGATTTGATTGTCGGTGCAGAGATGGCCGGTAAGATGGGCGTACAAGGTATTGATAAGGTTGTTTCATTCTCAAAGAATGTTGTTCGTTTTGCGGGAGATGCGAATATGTCAGTAGAAGAATCCGCAACCATGTTCAAACGGTTATCGCAAATACTCGATATTCCACTGGATAAGATTGAAAACATTGGTTCTGCGGCATTGGAATTAGGGGATACCTTTTCCGCAAATACAAATGACATCATGGGATTCTCCGCAAAGATAGCAGGGGCGGGTAAAATCGCAGGGTTATCCACTGCCGATATTCTTGGTATGTCAACCGCATTTGTTTCCGTTGGCGCTGATGCGGGCAGGGGCGGTAATGCAGTAGCGAAAACCCTGTACAAAATGAACGATGCCGTTAATATTTCCGGAGACAAATTAACAGACTTCGCAAAGGTGGCCGGTGTATCCGTTGGTGAATTCTCCGATGTATTCCGTAAGGAACCGGTCAAAGCCTTTGATATGTTTATTCAGGGATTAGGTAGATCAGGCAATCAGGCAACCGCACTGATGGATGATTTAGAGTTGTCAGATATCCGGTTAATGAACATGATGATCTCCGTTTCAGATAGCAGTGGTAACATGGGTAAGGCAATCTCACTGGCGAATAAATCTTATGAGGAAGGTACAACCATGGCCGAACACGCTGCCATGAAATACAATACCGTTGCCGGTCAGACAAAGATCATGGAAAACAATATGAAAGATTTATCCCTGACAATCGGTAATATGTTCCTCCCTGTAATGATGGTAATCAATAAGGTTATCAGTGGAACGGTTCGGTTATTCAACTGGTTGGCGGGTTCTACGGTTGGAAAATTTATAATAGGGTTAATTGCCGTTGTTGGAGTATTGGCCGGTCTATTCGGGATATTTACTATTGCGGTAAATATTGGAACATTTGCAATGGCTAAATTCCAGTTAGCATTGATTGAGGCGGGGTTTGCGGAGGTTGCTACTGCGTTCGCTACCGGAGGGTTGACTGCGGGAATGTGGGCGTTAGCTACCGCAGTATGGACCGCACTCGCTCCATTCTTACCGTTTCTTGCTGCTATTGCTGCGGTTATCGGTATTATATGGGGAGCGAACAAAGCGATTGATGCCTATGCTGATGTTCTCAATGGCAAGGCCGTTGTTGCGACTGAGGGGTGGAGTAGGGTGCTCCAGCAGATCGGTGGCGTACTTACCGGAATCGGAGAGGTATTCAGAACAGCCGGAGACGATGGATTCACCATGTCAAAGAAAATGAGAGATTCACTTGAACAGTTGGG